CTCAGTGAAGCCGTAACCGCGAATGATATTGCAGTAAATACCCGATAGGTGCTCACCTGCCTCACAAGATACGCCGATGACGGCCTCGCCGTTCTCGTTAGGTAGTCTTGTGTTCTCAAGGCGTCGACAATCCGCCGACGCTGTTGATGCAAAAAGTACAGTAATTAAAATTATTTTTTTCATGTTATTTCCTTAAAATGGTATATTGTCTTCGTCAATTTTTACTGCTGCTTTAATCACGCCGCCCTTTGCCTTATATCCTTTTACAACGTTATTAATATAAGGCGTTCCGTCAGGTGATAACTCTTTGCTAGCTTCTACTGCTACTTTGATAAGAAGCGTTAAGTCTATAATCTGTTCGCTACTAGTAAGCTTTCCATTGAGCCCGCAAGCTTTACAACAATCTCCAAGTTGACCTAGACCGATTTGTTGCGCTTTTTCATTGGCATGAACCACATTAAACCAATTCTTTACAACTCGTCCCGTGTAGCGCTCATCTAAAATCTCAAACTCAATTGAAACTCCCTTGCCGCCGCTTTTACTGTCTTTTACCTCTGCACTTTTTACAGATGCCAAATACCAACCCGCCTCAATTGGCGCGTAGTCGTTCGTCGGTGCGTTATCAATATCAAATGTCAAATCCCAACTCATTTTATTTCTCCTCTTTTTTACTAATTAAACTTGGTTTTAATGCTTCCCAAAACTTTCCAAAATCCAGCTCCATATCAGGCAAATTATACCTGTTGCCCGCCTCGTATGCTGCGCGCTTATTAAGATTTAGCATCCTTGTACCTGTATCTTTTGCTTTTACAGTAGACCCGAATCCTTCTTTCTTTTCACTAACTATTATTTTTTCGTTAGCAAAGCCAATGATATCGCTCCACTGGTAAATAAGCCCCGCGGCTTTTTCATGCAAGTCCAAATCGTAGCGGTCATAATTTTGACGCGTCGGGTCTTCAAACTTCACTATTTTACTATGAGCAAGAAGTATAACCATCATCTTTTTGTTTTGGTTTATAAGGTCAAGACCGCGCAAAAACTGACGCCAAAGGTTTAAAGCTGCCTTATATCCACCGCCGTATGGAATATCACCTATTTGTTTCGCACTCGCATTTTCAAAATGGTTATAGTCTAAAACTACCTTATCCCACAGCAAGCGTTCAAGCCAATCAAGACTATCGACTACTAGAGTTTTAAACTCATGTTCTGTTTCAATCAAAAAACGCATTGCATCGATTACATCTTGAAAAGTTTTAGCTTGTTCAAAAGCTTGAACGTGTAATTGGTCAAGACCGTCCTCAGTCTGGATAAAAATCGGCTTTATTGATGCTGCAGCAAAAGAGCTCTTACCGATTTTATGCTCACCGTATAAAACTAATCTTGGTGGTTTACTTGGTTGCGTTGTTATTATTTTCATTTGTTTTTTTCCTTTTTTAGTTCTTTACAACTTCACGCACATTAGAATAGTATTAAAACTTCTGTCAAGAAAAAAGTTAACAATTATGAAAAAAAATATCAAACTAGAAAAATTTCTACGCATTGTAACCTCAAGCGCTCACTTGGCTGTTTTATGCGACGTACATCAACACACTGTTGAGCGTTGGATAAAAGCAAATCACATACCCGAAAAATACTGGTTTAAAATCATGGACAAATATCCTTCGGTAACTCGTGAGCTTTTAGAAGGTATTAAGAAATGACCCCCGAGGAATTCGACGAACTACTTTCCAAAGGCTCTTTTGTGCCTAAAAACATGGATTTTATTGACTGGACGCCGCTTGATAATGCAATTATCGCTGACATGAAAGAGACAATCATTTCTCTTACTATTAAAAATCAGCCTGAATTAGTTGAACGCTTTCAGCAATTACTTACGGATTATTTAAAGGCCTGCAAATGAAAATCACTGCCCACGAATTACTTTTCGAAATGCCAAATCTTGCTGGCGATATTGCTCGCTATATTTACGGCACTTTGCAATATGATCAGCCAGCGCTTGCAATTGGAGCAGCTCTGTCGTTTGTGGGATTTTTAAAGTCTAAGCGGTACCGAAATAAATTTAATATCTCAACGAATGTCTATGCCTGCGCTATTGCAGATTCAGGTACTGGAAAGTCTCAGTGCCAAGAAGCAATTCAAAACCTTGCTGTCAAAGCTGGGCTGGCTGAGTATCTTATGGGCAAGCCAAAGTCTGACTCAGGACTTCTTTCAGCTCTTTCATCTAACTACGAAGCTCGGCAGTTTCTTGTCTGGGATGAATTCGGAATTGCTCTCGGTGCTCTTTCCAAGTCTCAAAACAGCTTTCAGGCCATGATTCTTAGTACCATTATGGAAATATTTAGCGCAGGCAACCGCCTCTATATTGGTGACCAATATTCCGCTCGCACAGGGCAAAAAAGGATTGATATTGACCGCCCGCAGCTTTCAATCTTTGCGGCTTCAACGCCTAACCGTTTTTTCGGGGCTCTTTCTGAAGAATTTGTTTTCGACGGTCTTTTATCTCGCTGGCTTTTATGTTTTGGCAATCCTGCAGCACACGGCAAAACGCCTGAAATGGGCAAAATTTCAAGCCGTTTACTCGAAGAGGTATCAGAGGTGCAGAAGGGCAAGATTCGTGAATCTGGAGGCGATATTGAGATTCTGACAACGCCTAAAGAAGAGGAGGTGCGGTTCGATGCACGGGCAACTCTTCTAATTGATAACTTCGTTGATGTTGCCAAATACAAAGTCACTGATTCCAAGTCGTCAATAGAACGTATTTTTAATACGAGAAGATTTGAGCATACGGTTAAAATTGCTACAATTTGTGCGAATGAGGATCTATGCAAGGGGCGCGACTTGGAATATGCTTTACATCTATCCGACTTTTTAATAAGCGGAGCTATATCGTCGTGCGCAGCGAGCTTATTCGATACGCAGCTTGATAGAGCTTTTAGCAAACTTAAAGAACGGATTCTGGCCGCGGTACGTGTTGGCGACGTAGTTTCCAAGTCGGTTCTTGGGCAAAAATTTCCCGCCAACCCTACCCTTCGCGCTGAAGTACTTCGCGAGTTAGTTGATACAGACCAATTTGAGCAGCAAGTGGTGCAGCTTCCTGGTAGCCACAAAAAGCGGACTCAGTATCAGCGGTTGAGGTAAAAAAGTATATTATTAAGCACTATTCTTAATTATTGAACGCTTAACTAGTTGATTTTCCTAGTTATTATAAAAATATAAAAATATATGAGACACCCCTCGAGGTGTCTTTTTTTGTGCTCGGCGCGCCCTCTTTCCTCTCTATATATATATAATAATATATATTATTATAATAATAAGTAAGAAGAGGGACTTAGGAGTCCAAAAGTATAAGAAAGTGATGTATTAATTTATATATTTTCTTATTTTTTCATGTAACAGTGTTTTATTTAGAGTTTTTTCCAAAATCTTCTTGTGTAAGCTGGCTTTTTATGCTCTTTTGGGTATATTCATTTGGTTTTTGGCAGGCAGAATCAAGTTGTATCTGTCTGCTTTTTACTCTTTCACTCTACAATACGCTTACAATCGACGAGGATGGTTTTTAAGAAAGGACAAACGGGCAACCCTAATGGGCAGCCGAAAATTCCTGAAGAGGTAAAAAAGGCCTTTCTTGAGCGTTCTATGGAGGCATTTGAAACCCTGGTTCGACTCATGCGCTCAGCCGAAGAGGAGGACCTACGATTCAAGGCGGCTCAAGCAATTCTTGACCGAGGTATCGGCAAGGCCAAAGAATCCATCGAACATAGCCTAGACCCCATCCAAGCCGCGCAGTTTGTCTTTAGTGCTAGGCCGCTCTCTGCCCTAGACTGGGAAAAAACCTACACAATCGACCACGATGACAGCAAAGAAGAAAACTAGCGTTGTCTGGGCGCCGCAGGCTGGTCCACAAGAGGCTCTAATCACTTGCCCTTACCCACTGATAGGATTTGGTGGTGCGCGCGGAGGAGGCAAGACCGACGGCGTTCTGGGGATGTTTGGTCTCAAGCAAAAACTTTACAAACAAAACTTTAACGCCGTGTTTTTTCGCCGTGAAATGCCGCAGGCCGATGACCTTATCGAGCGCGCCATGCAACTATATGTCCCACTCGGCGCAACATTTCAGGCGCAAAAACGGCAATTTACTTTCCCTGATGGCGGGCGTTTACGCTTCAGACCGCTATATAACGATGCTGATGCCGCAAAGTATCAAGGGCAAAACCTCAGTGACGCTGCCGTAGAAGAGGCGGGAAACTACCCTGACCCTGCGCCTATCTGGAAGCTTTTCGGTGCACTAAGAGGCGGAGCCATTGACCAGCCCATACAGCTTATTCTCACCTTTAACCCTGGCGGGGCTGGGCACTATTGGCTTCGAGAAAAATTTGTTAAGCCCGCGCCACTTGGCATGAAGCGGCTTGAATGGAAACTAGATACTGGCGATAATATCCCTTATGTTTATATTCCGTCTCGTATCACAGACAATCAGATACTACTTGAGAAAGACCCGCAGTATATTCAGCGCCT